AAGTGCCTGATATAGTTACATTCTTGCGTTTACGCCTATCGGCATTGTTTCCTAGTTTTTTAACTTCGTTTCCCGTCTCAGGGTCAACGTCAATAATGCGCCGGGCTTCCCGTTCTTTCTGGCGCATCTTGTCATTGGCCAGCTTAAGCGCTTCAACGTAGGATTCCCCTACTTCCAGCGTGTGTGTGGTTTTATCCCCATAGATTCGCGGCGCGATTTTCCCGACAAGCCAGCGCCTGGCATCGAATTTCAGGCGCGCCAGCTGCGCTTGTTCGGGGTCTATCGTTTTCTCAACGTCCCGAACAGCTTTTTCAGCGATTGCATGGGCTTGCTGTTCACGCGCGCGCGTATATGCGTTAGCCCAGCGCCCATCTGTGCGCGTTAACTCGCCATGCACAGTGTAATTACTAGGGAATCCGTCTTTGCCATATAGATCTACCAGTAACTCGCCATTCCCTACGCGGCGCAGTAACTCTGGCATATATACTTCGGGATCATATTTCGGAGGGTTTGCCATGGGCTGAGATTACCTAATCCAAGCCCATAAAAAAAGCCCGGCATGAAGCCGGGCCTATTTTGGTGCCTATTCGGGCTAAATTCCGTCTCCCTCTCCAGGCTGACAGCCCCCCACCATGTCAAAGCTTTTGGAAAGCATAGCTTGCACCAAAGCCGGAAGATTCTTCCCCTTTGGCCATTTGGGCGGATCAATTCCGGCAATTCGGAGATTTAACGCCCAAAGCCGCCCGATTTCATAATTGGCCTGCCCTATCTGGTCCATAAATCGCCATGTATCGAAAGCTTTCCCCGCCACCATGTCCGAATACCCTATCTGCGCCGCAATCACCGCCGGATGCGCCGCTAGGCCGCGTTTTGGTGCGCCGCGTTTTAATGGGTTGTTTTTCATTGCGTTTATTCTCCAACCAAACGCGCGCTGGCGTCTAATGAATCATCATCATCATCATATAATGCCCCTTCGGGATATAAATCGAATCCTTCCTCATGATATTGAGCCAGAGCTAAAGCTTCTGCGCTTTTTGCATCCGTAGCTTCCACCTCAATGGTTGCCGAAACAAATTGCTTCACGTTTTTTGAAACAACAACAGAAAACAAAGCCATAGTTCATCCCTCCTTAGCTTCGACAAGGCGCGCAGCGACTGCTTCCATGTCGCAGCAGGCAAGGCAATGCCAATCGTACTTTTCCAAATACTCCTGCAATTCGCTGTAAGTGTCGAACTCATACTCTTCACCACACTCAGGGCAGGAATAAACCCAAAACACGTTGAAGCCAATTGAACAGGCAACGCAGCCCTGCCAATCCTCATCCCAAACCCAGACATTGCCGGATGATTGATTGACGCCAGCTTGCGTGTGCTTGCTGGTTTGCAGCCCGGCCTTGCGAATGGCGCGGATGCACTCGGCAAGCCTATCTAGATCAGCGCCAGCAAATTGTGCGAATAGGTTTTCCATGATCAATCCTCCCCATAAGCGCTTTCAATGCGCTCCCCAGTATGCGCGCAATACAGCGCGGTATCTTCCCAATTGATATCTGCGCCCAAAACGCGCCAGCCATTACGCAGGCCGTGCAGGGTGGCATAGACAATGCTTGCCCATTCCGTGCGTGCGGCATCGCATGACAATGCTTCGCCGTCCGCCGTTACAATATAAAGAGGATATCCCCCAGGCCAAGCATAGGGCTGGCGAATGGCTTGTTTAACAGCGCGTAGCGTTTCAATACGGCCCATGGTTCAAGCCTCCCAGCGCCAGAGGGTTTCCGCGCATTCGTCGCGGGTATCTAACACCTCAATGTGCTTCCAGCCCCCAGCGTCCTCTTTGGACACATAGCGCAGCATCCAAGCCCGCGCCTCGCCAGAGTTATCGAAGCACTCTAGCAGCGTCGCGCTGCCATCCTCTTCGTCAATGCCAACAACATGAAATGGCTTGTCCATCCCTATTCCCTCCCTCAAAACACCAAAAGCCAAACAAAAAGCCCCAGAAAGAAAGCGCAAACCCCTAAATCATATTGCATTGTCTTATCCTCTTTGCGATGCGCGCATGATCACGCGACAAAACCGCAAATAAATATATTGACGAAAAATACAAGCACAAAAATGCGCTGATCAAAATTATTTTTTAGCCCTGCTTTTTGGGCTTTTTCTGGCATTGCGCTTGCATCTCTGACATTTGCGGCGCCGCACAAAGCGCTGAAATCACTAGGCTTTTATTCGCGCATAAGGCGCGAAACGGTAAGTTATTGATTTTTCATACAATTGCATTTTGATAATGATTTTTCGTCAAGTTGTTACAAAACTACCCCTCTCTAGGCTTTGTTTGGAAAACCTCATTTTAACCGGAAAATTCTCCAAGCCAATTTTTGAAAGTGCCTACTTTTTTAGGAATAGTGCTTCGCCAATTTAGCCAAAGCCAATATCAACTGCCCTGCCGCCTTTTCTTTGCTGATACCACGGCATTCCGCCCAACCACTGAGAGTGCCATGGCTCAGTACCGCCCAAGCGACCACAGGCATTGTAGTCGTCCCTATTGAACGGCTGGCCCTCAAATACGCCTCCGTGGCCCCAAGCCTCCCAGCCTGCCCCGCATAATAATCATCCCGCAGCCGCTTTGCAGCGGCATACAGCGCCTCGCTAATCATGCCCCTCGCCAGCATTACATCTGGCGCCCAATACCTCTCTGTCACAAGCGTACAGCCTTCCTGAATATCCGGCCCGAAGTCTATGCGTTCTGCCTCGAATGCCCGGCTCATGCTCAACATTAGATCGGGATTTCATCCTCGATCAATTGCCCCCGTCTTACCACCTTCGCCTTCGGAAATGCAGCCTTGATTTCCGCGATAGGCGAAGCCCCTTTCAGGACCCTACCCACCTCCTCCACCGTCCAAGCCTCTGCGTTCCACCCTTCCGCCTTAGCCCGCGCCAGGACCGCCTGTGCATGGGTGTCATCCTGACAGATGCAGATGGTGCCCCGTTCCGCCTCATCCGCCTGTACGGTCATCAGCGGCCCCGGAAGCGGTTCATACCCGCCAGCCCGAGCCTCCGCTTCCAAGGCCCGCCAAGCCCGCATCATCATGGCGTCCAGTTCCGCCATATCCTCTCCCGCCATTGTCGCCTGCCGGTGCATATCCTCTGCCGCCTGGAACCGCTCCCTAGTCGCCGTGGACACCAGCAACGGAAGCCGATCAAATCCCCACTGTCTTTCGATCTCCGCCACCAGTGTATCCAGCGCACCCGCCTGCTTTGTTCGCCATACCCATTCGCCTTTCGCCTCTTTCAGCGGTGGGATAATTTCTTCTTTCGCCATTACTTCTTCCCATTCCAGTTGTGGTGCTTGTGTGCCTTTGGCCCCTAAGATTGGGAACCACTTAACCACTCGCGCGTGCGACTAGTGTGCTAGCACTAGTCGTACGTGCGAGTAGTGTTTCCCTTAGGGGCCATCGACTAGCACGCACACCCAAATGTGCTAGTAAAGTGCTAGTGGATGGGGTGTTTTCCACCCCACTAGCACACATTATTGGCCCTCCAAAAACGGCCTTGGCGCCACCAATTTCATCTGCGCCAGCTTCTCTGGACACACGTTATAGTTGCTGCGCTTGTGGCGATTTGCCGGGCTTGGACCGTTCACTGGGAAGATGGTGCCTTCCTCCTGCCAAGCCTGCAAGATGTTCTTGGCTTGCTGGTCTGACACCTTCCCGGTGGCGGTCAGTACTTGCCATGCGGCGCCTTCTGTGGCGGTTGGCTTGGCCGCATAGAAATAGTGCTTGCCATCCTCCATGAAGCCTTTCTGAAGGGTTTCTAGGATCGCCACACACTCTGCCATGCTGAGATTGCCAAATGGGCTTGGCGGCTCCCAGGGCAGTGCGGCGGCGACAATCTCGCCGTTCTCGATCTCGATGGCGGTTAGCTTATACCATTCCGCTTCTTGGGCTGGCGCGTAGTTTGATTTGGCGCTGTCGATCCGAATGTAGGACCGGCGCTCATCAGCTTGCACCCCGAAGGCGCCTGCTTCCTCCGCTGTCATGGTGGTGAGTGTCAGCATTACCCGCACCGCCCCTGAGATCGAAGAAGCCCCGCGAACCCGGTCCATATCGCCTGGCGTACTGGTGCCTTTGCGGTCATGGTGCAGGATCAGCACCGCCATATCCAGCCGCTGCGCCAGGGTGCGGAATGCTGCCACCACTTGGCGCATCGCTGTGTTATCGTTTTCTTCGCTGTCATGGAGTTCTGCCAGCGGATCGCAAACCAGAAGATCGGCCTGCTCTTCCATGCAGATGCGTTCCAGTTCCTGCATTGCCTGGGTGGGTTCGATCTGCCCGGTGCTTAGGTTCCTGGCGAACAGGGTGCCTACGCTATATGGGCCGCACCGGATGATCTGGTGCATGGCTTCGCTGCTGGCGGCTTGGGCCTTGATGGCGGCGGCATAGCGGCGCTGCTGTTCGTCTTTGTCATCTTCGGTGTTGTAGTTGACGATTGTCAGCTTGGCTTCTGGCCGGAACCCGCCAAACGGCTTGCCCTGCGCCCCCGCCAGTGTCCAGCCCACTGTCATGGATGATTTGCCGCCTGCGCCCTGGCCGCTGAGAACCGTCACCGCCCCCCGCAGCAGATAGCCTTGCACCAGCCAGGGCCGCTTGGGGATTTCGGTGGGGGAGAACTGTCCCACATCCTGCCAGAGTGCCGGGCGCGGCTTGCCATCCTCTGTGGTGGCTTCTTGGGCAGCTTGTGTGGCTTGGGCTACTGGCGCCGCCCTATCCACCTTCACAAGCCCTCTGGCGGCT